TCCAGCGCACATGCGCGGCGGCATCTTCGTCGACCACCAGCTTCCGGTTCTCGACGCGGTAGCCATAAGGCGGCACGCCACCCATCCACATGCCCTTCCTGCGAGAGGCGGCGACCTTGTCGCGGATCCGCTCGGCCGTCACCTCGCGCTCGAACTGGGCGAAGGAGAGCAGGATGTTCAGTGTCAGTCGCCCCATCGACGTGGTGGTGTTGAACGACTGCGTGACCGAGACGAACGTGACGCCGTTCCGGTCGAACACCTCGACCAGCTTGGCAAAATCCGCCAGCGAGCGGCTGAGGCGGTCGATCTTGTAAACCACGACCACATCGACCAGCCCGTCCTCGATGTCCTCCAACAGCCGTTTCAGACCGGGCCGTTCCAGCGTCCCGCCCGAGATGCCGCCGTCATCATACTGATCGCGGACCAGCACCCAGCCCTCGGAGCGCTGGCTGGCGATGTAAGCCTCGCAGGCCTCCCGCTGCGCGTGGAGCGAGTTGAACTCCTGCTCGAGCCCTTCTTCGGAGGATTTCCGTGTGTAGACGGCGCAGCGGAGCTTGCGGACGACCTTCGATTTTTCCGGTTGCTTCGTCATGCCCGCCCCCTGTGGTTCTTGAGGCCAAAGAAGACCCAGCCGTTCCAGTGCGTGCCGGTGATGGCGCGGGCGATGGCGGACAGCGACTTGTAGGGCCGCCCCTGCCAGTCGAACCCGTCAGCCGTGACCGTGACGAGATGTTCGACGCCTTGCCATTCACGGATTAGGCGCGTGCCAGTGATGGGGCGATCACGGTCGAAACGGATGCCTCGCTTCTTCCGGTCGCCGCCGTCCAGCTGTTCGCCGAGGGTTTCCAGCCGCTTCACGGTTTCCGGTTTCAGGCCGCCATAGGCCAGCTCCTGGATGCGGTAAGCCAGCCGGCTCTCAAGATAGCGACGATTGAACGGCGGTGGCTCGCTGTCGAACAACTCGCGCCACTGGTGTTTCAGGTCTGGCGTCGAGGTGGTCTTGAGGGCGGCCAGGCGGGCGGGGATGGGATCTTGTTTTATCATGCATTTCTCCGTTGGGTCGGGGTTGCATGACGGCATTGGTCGGGCGGATAGTGTAGGCAACGTTCTCCAGTATCGTCAGATACTTCGCCCATCTCCCGCATCCGCAATCGAACCAGCCCAAGCGCCAGCAGGCCGCACAATTCGGCGCGGCGCTCGGCAGCGGTCATCTGGTCGGGCGGGAGCGGATTGGGGCGTTTCATGCGGCGTTCCGCGCCAAATCGCGCATCACCGCGCTGCGGATGCCTGCGCGGTTCCAGCGAAAGTTGAGATGGCAGTTGGCGGCGTATTTGGAGAGGCCGAAATCCATACCACTGATTTCAAATCCGGCGCGCGTCAGCAGTTCGATCTGGCGGAGGGTGGCTGGATCGTTCAACCAGCGCTTGCTCTTGGCCGAGGCGTTGCTGGTTTCGGTCTCTCGCAGAAAGTCATCTGCTGCCGCAAGCGCCTGCACCCGTGTGCCAACAGCCAATGTGCGGATGGCTTTGCCTTTGGGGCGGCCAAGCGCGTACCAGAGCGTGCCGTCATGGAAGACGCCAGCCCAGCCCTGAAACCCGCTGGCCATAAGCGCCTGTTCGTCTTCATGCAGCGCGACCCACGAGAAGGGTGAGCGATCCAGCAAATCGATCTCGGTCATCTCGAACGCGGTCAGTAACCGCTTCTCGCCGGTATCCCGCGTGAAAATGTGGCCGCAGAAATCGCAGATGGATGCCCCGAGGGGCAGTTCTGCCTCACATGACGGGCAGGTCTTCCACGGCTGAGCCCCGGTGGGCGTATCCTCATCTTCGAGGCCGATGTCCTGTTCCAGCGACCCATGGCGCATCGCCGCACCGGCAAAATCCAGCACGATGCAATCTGTCTTTATCATGCCGGGATAGCGCTCTGGATCGACGCGCCGAAGGCCGCGCCCAACGGACTGGATGAAGGTGCCTTTGTGCAGCATGGGGCGCAGGATGCCGATGCATCCTACCGGCTGACTGTCAAACCCCTCGGTCAGCACCATACAATTGGCAAGGACCTGAACCTCTCCGCGGTCAAACCGCGATATAAGGTCGGCGCGCGCTCCGGCGGCCATGTCGCCCGTGATGGTTTCGGCTGAGACGCCATCCGCGCGGAATGCTTCAGCAACGGCCTCAGCGTGGGCCACCGTCGAGCAGAAGAATATCGTGCGCCGGTCTGCCGCTTTATCTTTCCAGTGTTCCACGACGGTCTCATTGAGCACCGTGCGGTTCAGCACCTTATCGGCCTGGCGCATGTCGAAATCACCGGCGGTGCTGTTGATCCCGGACAGTTCATCCTCGACGCCGAGATCGATGGTATAGGTCCGGGGCCGCACCAGCAGGCCCCGCGCGATCAGCGTGCCGATCCGGAGATGGTAGCCCACGTTGCTGAAGGTTTTGCGCAAGGACTGGCCGTCCCCGCGACCGGGGGTGGCGGAAAGACCGAGCAGTTTGGCCTTCGGGTTCAGGCCGCGCACATGCTCGATCACGGATTGATAGCTGGTGGCCGCGGCGCGATGGCATTCGTCGATGATCAGGTGTGATATGGTCGGCATGGCCTCGCGCCGATTGACGCGCGCCAGCGTCTGCACGCTGCCAAACACCACGCGGCCGTCCCAGCAGTCCTGCTCCGCCTTGACCACCGAGGTGTTCAGGCCCGAGATGTGACCCATCGCCGAACGGTTCTGCTCGATAAGTTCGTCGGTGTGCTGGAGAACCAGCACCTTGGCATTGCGGTCCCGTTCTGCCTGTTCACCGACATAGAAGCCTGCGATGGCCGTCTTGCCCGCACCGGTGGGCAGCACGAGCATGGTGTTGCCATTCTCGGCCGTGCGGTTATGGGCGGCATCCACCGCTGCCCGCTGATAATCACGAGGAATCATGCCAGCCTCCCTTAGCGTGCCCAGAACGGCGCATTGCCAGAACTGGCGGGATCCGCACCGGGGGGGGCAGCGCTGCCGCCATATGCCGAAGTTGGCGCGGTGTTGGGGGGCGCAGGCGTGGGCGCAGCACCCATCACCGCAAGATACTGGCCGTGATCGGGGCCGATGGCCGCCTTGATCACGTTGCGTCCGGTATCTTCGGGATTGTCGCGATCCTTTTCGACGCCGATCTTGGCGACGAAATCCAGCCCGCTGAGATCACCGAGGCTTCGGATCAGACGTGCGGCGCGGGCCGCCTCCGACTGATCGCTTGCCTTGATGCCGCGCGCGGATTCGAGAATGCCTCTGATGAGAGCGCGGCCCCGGTTTGCATAGCTATCCTCACCGCGTTCGTTGACATTTTTCCCCTTGAAGCCGATGCGCGTGTAAATCCGCCGCCGCGCGTAGGGACCATCGAGCACGATTGCCTCGACATTCAGATAAAGAGCGGAGCTTGTGCGGCTCTGGGTCAGCCAGCCCTCAGGGCCCGCGCCGCCAGGACGGATGGTCAGGGCTACCTTGGCCAGCGTGTTTGCCGGGATGAGATCGAATGCGGCGTCCTGGCTGTCCGCGCCGTTAAAATCCATGTTGTCAGCCATGGGATCAGGCTCCTTTCGTCATGGGATCGGATTGGGGTGCTGCCTCGGGCAGTTCGAAATCGAGGCCAGATTTGGAGGTCGTTCCCTGACCGGCGCGGATCTTGGCCATCAGGCGGCCGAGGTGCGCCTGCTCGATCATCGAGAGTCGGCCGCTGCGGTCTTTGGCAGGGAATCCGAAATCGTTGATCGTGGTGCAGATAAAGGCTCGGAATGGATCGCCCTCTTGGGGGCGGATTTCAGCGAGCGTGATGACCTCATCGACGATGCCGGGCAGTTCGAGGCCGGTCTTGGATCCCTCAACCTGCATCGCAAAATAAGGCTTGCCGAAATCATCAATCTTTTTGTCAAGCAGGCCGACTAACCAGATGTTCTTACGCGGCGTGTGCTGGAGGTGGGTCAGCCAGCCGATCATTTCCTGACCGAGCAGCCCGTAGGCGCCGCGCATGTCGGGTTTGCCGCTACGGTCGGATTGTGCCTGGGGCTGTCCCTTGCACCATTGCATGCAGATGCGGGAGGCGACCGAAATGCTATCGACGAAAACCGTCTCGTATTTGTCGAGTACGGACGGATCGCCGAATGCGGCGCAGACGCGGTCGTAATCGCGCGGGCTGTAGGGCTGATCTTCGCGCATCGCCGGATTTGGTCCGCCGATCCAGCAGGCCAGATCGCGGGCACGTTCCCAATCACGGATTCGGATTTCATCTCCGGGCCAGCCCTGTACCGCCAATTCACCGGCCTCGAGGTTCAGGAAGAGCGTATGTTCCGGATCCATCGTCCAGAGCTGGCTGGTCTTGCCGATGCCGGAAATGCCGGTCAGGACACCCTTTATGCCGCGGGTTTCCTTGAGCCGTTCGTCGGCAGTGATGATCTTCAGCGGGGCGGGTGCGAAGGGCGCGCTCATTTGCGCGCTTCCAGTTCGCGGACAGCAGCCGAGACGGCGATATCGGTGCCCGCCGCGCCCTGCTTACGGGCCATCGAGATGATCTCTTCCAATGCCATGGTGGCTTGCGCGAGCGCGGAGCGTTCCTTGTTGAGGGGGATCAATGCGAACGCGATGTCATCAATGGAGGCCCGTTCAATCGCCACTGAGCGGGCGGAGCGGCCGCCGATGGCCGGCACTGCGATCGTGTCGGGGATTACGCTCAGCCAAGTGGACTGGCGCAGCTTTTTGAGGGGACTGGTGAACATGTGTGAATGCTCCTTTTTCGTCGTGCCCAGGGATTGTCGTTCAGGTGACAACTGCCGGGCCCGACGCCGCCCTGGAGCTCGCGGTCGGGGTGTTTCCCTGAGAGTTTTGCATTCCCCCGAAGGCCCGGCATGAATTCGATGATCTGCTTGCCTTCACTTACCGGCGGGGGGCCAAAACTGTCGGGGCAGCCTCGAAATACCCATCCAACCCAAGGCTCTGGGCGGTCCGCCGGATGACCGTGAGACGCTCGTAAATCGTGCTGCGGTGAAGCCCGAGAACACGCGCGGCCTCGGCGACGCTGAGGTGGCTGACTGCGATCGCGACCTGACGTGACGAGGGGCAGAGCGCGCCCAGCAGCTTTGCGACATCACCCCGAAGACCAGGCCCATGGGACAGGGCAAACTCATCAACAGGATCGATCGCGGCCGTTTCGGGCAAGACGTCTGACAGAGTCAGACCACCGTCAGCCTCATCCTCGCCCACATGGGCGTGCAGGGATTGCATCGCCCTCTCTGCGCGCACGGCCCTCGTGGCGCTGGCCAGCGTTGCGATCTGGTTGGCGATGACGCGATCTGCGAAAGTGTCGAACGAGGATTTCGTGGGATCAAAATTTTGGGCGCGTCTGATAAGATCGAGGCGCAACTCCTGCTCGATGTCATCAACATCAAGCCCGGGCACGGCACCTGAGCGCGCGAGCCTTGCGGCACGGATACGGATATTGCGGGAAATACGGGTGGTGGGGTCGGTAAGCTTGTGAAGCTGCTCCATGAGTTTCGCCTTGGTCCAGGTGGACGGGCACGCGGCCCGAGTACTTGGCACCGGCGAAAATTCGTTGGAGTGGCTGTTGGCGTGGCGTCACGACAAAGAAAAACCGCTGAATCGAAAGGATTTCAGCGGTTTTGGGCAGGCGATTTTTTTGAACTTTTTTACAGTTGGCTCAACGAAATTTCGTCAGCGTTGGTCCTGTTTGCCCTGCCGAAGATCGTCGGCGTGAGTGACATAGGACGCGACATAGTCGTCACCCTCAACTTTGATCGGATCCTCGGACATACCGGTCAGATTTCGCAGAGCCTTCGAAGCAGCTTCCTTTTGCTTGCTGATCCGTGATTGATCCGTGGCGTTAGTTCTTCGGCGATTAATGCGCCCGCGTTGCTGAGCCATCGCCTTCAGGAAAGACCAAGCCGCCTTTGGGCGCTGCGTCGTGGCATTTTTGAGTTCGAGATCGTCAGGTCCAAGCCGATGTGATGTGCCCGCAACGGTTAATCGGATGATCGCCAACTCAACGAATTCAATAGTAATGGCTGCCCAATTGGTTCCCGACGGCACCACAATCCCCGGACCAGTGGGGACGTTGTGACCGGCAGGAACTATGGCTTCGATAAGTGTCGAGAATAGACTGTCGATAGGTCGAGCCGGAGTCAGTTTTCCGTTTCCACCAGCCAGAACTATGTCTTCGAGCGCTATCTGGGTCGCCTGTTTCAAGCCAAGGAAGCTGCGCGCATTTTGGTCTAGCGACGACCGCGTGGGCGTGAATACAACCTTTGGTGCTGAAGCAGTGGCAATTTCGTCCAGCTTGGCCAGATCGATCGGGAAACCAGGAGTTGGAAGCACGAGGAATGCAGGAAATCCTCGGCCCGCGCTGATCTCGTATCGACCAAGGTACTGAACCGGAGCGCGACCAATGGTGTCTGGCGCATCTACAAGATGAAATACCTCAGCCAGTGCCGATGCAAGGTGTGCACGATTCAACTCGAGGACAGAGATGTCCGGACGCTCAAGAATTGCATAGTCACACCGGTTCGGAATATCGCCGCACTCGGCGCGCAGTCGACCGTCGATGAGTTTGACTATCTGTCGGCTGCAGCCGTTTTCACTAGATTTGGGGCAAGCAAGTTCGGTTGCCCGTCGGCCGCTCTTGCGTAGAAACGCCTCGGCACCAGACCACTCGTCGCCAAGTTCCTTCAGCCAGTCGCATCGCGCTGCGGCTGCGCCCGGCCACTGTTCAAGAGCTCGCCACAGATTTGTCATCTTCGTCAATGACGTCCTCCTCCTGCGGCGGTGCATAGAAATTCTTGTCTCGTAGCCAGGCTTCAACAAACTCTGCATCGGAGTCGCGGTCGTACCGGGCCGAGTCCAACCTTATGGTGACGCTCCGCTGCTTGGCAGAGCCTTCAAATACAAATCCGAATTTGGCTGAGGTAATACGACCGAACGTGAAAACTGCACCCCAGTTCTCGCCAAGGGCCCTAAACAGATCAGAGGATTTCTGAATATCGATCCTGGTGACGTCGCCCAAAATAACGCGGACGACCTCGAGGAGGCGGACTTGATCGATACCATCGATGTCGCCGCATTCCTGAATTTTCGGACCATCGTTGCGGATAGGCGCCAACGTGAAGATGTCTCCTTCGCCGAAATAGCTCTTCTTACCGAAGATCTTTTCTCCGAGTACTTCCTGATACAGGGTCTTTTCACCCTTACTTTGTGCGTTGATCCCGAGGACGTCGATTGCGGCGTCATATATCAAGACGTCGTGCTTCTGCGGTCGATAGAAGGCGACGCCCGGCTCACCATCCTCCTCATGCTTGCCTTCGCGCGTCATCGGCATTCCGTGCCGGACGAGGAGGAAGACCTTTTTTTCATCGGGGCGTGGGTAGGCGAAGATCCTGGTCCCGCGCCCGCGCTGCCGTTCCTCGAAAAAAGGGTCCATGAGCTTCGCCATCTCAGCGAGCTTGTCCGCACTGAGATCCGGTAGATCGCGCCCAGAACGCTGCTGACCCGGAAAATAGACAAAGGCCTGTTTTTGCAATGCGATCGTCTTCGTATGACGTTCCTCGAGCAGCTCAGGTTTCGCGATCCAGATCTGTACAGCGACGTCGGCGGCGGTCGACTTTCCGTGGCTCTCAATCTCAATGCTCTCGTCTTTGGCGCGCTGGATCAAATCATCCAGCGTTTCGTTCGATGCGGTTTCATCGATGAAATAAAGGCCGTTCATCAGGTCGATTGGCATATTTTCGTCGTAGCTCATGAGAGCTTCAGCCAATTTGTCGTGGGGAAACTCGTCCTCCCGGTTGGTCGGGATCTCCACGCCGCGATCGGCGAAATACTCCCGCCAAGGGGCCAGTAGGTTGATCAAATGGACGTTGGCTATGTGCTTCAGTCGATCGGGGTTCGTAAAAACGCGAATTTTCAATGTCGCCATGGCGGCCGCTGCTCCGTAAGTATCGTCAACTAGATCAAGTAGGTATTACGTCGCAGGCACACAAGGTCGTGATTGAATGAATCTTGCGCGGACCAGTAACCGACAGACGACGCCCCCCGCCGGTATGTGAGAAAAACGGCTGGAGCACTCCCCCATGATCGAGATTCCCGATCGCGCCATGCGCGTCGCCCTAGGCTTTGACTTCATTGCGGCCACTTTCGATGAGGAAGCGTCATGATCGACCCGGACGACCGTGAACGCCGGGCGTTGACGCATGCCATGAAGTTCATGGGCGAGCTGATGGCCGAGATCGGCTGGTCCACCCGCTTCAGTGAGCTTTCTGCCGAGCAGGCTGAAAAACTGGCCGAGGCCGCAGTGGATGGTTTCCAGGAAAGCATGCTTGCCACAGCTCCGCACGACGAGAACGAGGTGCCGTTTTGAGCGATGCCTTTCTCGATTTCAATCATAGGGAAAAGCCCCCTAGCTTCGCTGACAGCATCAACACGCTGATCGACCACGCTCTTGTCGCTGAAAATGCGCAGCACCCGCAGCGGGATTATCTCGGCGGTAGCAGGCTTGGCGATGCCTGCGCGCGCCGCCTCCAATATGAATACCTCAAGACGCCGAAAGATGAAGGTGGGGGCTTCTCGGGGCAATCGTTGCGCATCTTCGCGCTTGGGCATCTTCTTGAGGACCTCGCGATTGAGTGGCTGCGCAAGTCGGGGTTCGATCTCAGGACACGCAACCGCCATGGGGACCAGTTCGGCTTTTCCGTCGCCGGTGAC